CATTGGGCTACGACTTGGACGTGAAAAAACTCGGGGAATGAACTCTTCCTCCCTCCCTGAGTAGAGGCCGATCAGTATAAGTTGTTCATGGAATTACTGGTCGGCCTCATCTTCCCAATCAATCATCTGTTCTATGTCTGCGTCACGCATTGCCGCCTCGAACAAAAGTTCGGACAAGAGTAACGTCGACTCCGCAGTCATGTGGATGTTGATGTCGTCAGTCAGAGATAGAAGGACGCCACCCTGTTTCAGTATCGTCGCAGTCGGCGTCAAAACTTGAGGCTCGTTTTCGCTGACCATGTGCACTCCCCATGTGCCTTGCGACTTGCTCGCAGATGGTGATGAATGTTGCGTCACTCCAAGTTCCTTTCATCATATTTACAGCAGTGCAAACTAGCTGAATGTTGCCATCGACATATCCTGCTCGTGGGTCAATGCGGTCGATGCTGATGTTGTAAGGATACTTGCGACCACTACCGTCCCTCGTCCATGTCAACTCTATGCCAGACAAAGCGCATCGCTTGCCTTGTGCATAGTACAATTCTACCAGATCGTCTGGACTAATCGTCCACTCAGTGTTGGGGTCTCGCTTCAATCGGGAATGCCTTAGCTGTGAACAGGCGCGGCGTATATACATGACAGGACTACCTTCACACTGCGCCTCACGAGCGTGTTGTCTACATTCCCTACAATCCCGTCTTATGTATGGCCGCTTGCCTGTCTTGATGATAGGTTCAAAGTTTTCTAGCGGTAACGTATTTTTACAGGAGCGACACTTCCTTGTGCCGCTCAATTTTTTATGAGCGTTTTACTTGCTGTGTTGTCTTTTTAGTCGCGCTCTTTACGGGCATCACGCGGCCAGCGTTCATGTTCGGCTTAGTCGCAGCGTTCACGCTGCTGCCTTGGCAGCCCCTAGTGCGACATGTATCTGGTGTTGAGCACCGATGACAATTCATAGCATTTCCCCTTCTTTCTCACACCTGTATAGACCTCGCAACGGTCTAGGTGTCTGTGCTTGTAACGCATCAACAAGCTCTTGGACTATTGCGCGTCCTTCCTGCTGACATTGTTCTTGTGTCTCGAACTCGACATGATATCTGCCATTGAACAAGACGTTCTCACTGAAGGGTGCCGCCAAGATTATTGCGTACAGCACCCACATGGTATCACCACTTCTTGCACGACCAATACTTGGCCGTCATCTTATTCTTGGCCCCGGCCTTGTCGCACCCGTGCCGGGCACGGAACGACTTACGTCGCTGGGGGTTCGACTTCTTGATAGTCATGTTGGCGTCGCCGAAGCGAATGATTTTTTCCTTGCCACCAACGCACGCCTTCACGACGAACTTCTTGCCGCCCTGAACTTGCCGCTTTGGCTTGTTGCAAGCCATCTTCGACTTGTTAATCGGTTTCTTCGCCATCACTATCTCCGTTCTTAGGAAATAATTGCACAACCTTTTGCTTCCTGTCGTCCTCGCGCGCTTTCCTTACGACTTCAAGTAATTTCTCGTCGGGCTCGAAGCTCCATTCGTCGGGCTCGTTTATGTCCCAGCCGCAGTCGCGAAGCCAACTTGCATACATTGCGGTGAAGTCGTTTAGGCGCAGGACGACCAGACTTTCTTCTGTCTTCATGCGATTGCGTCGGGTTATGACTACGGGGATTTCGTCGGACTTGGATGCGGCGATGCCGCGCTCGGCTTGTTCTATTGCGGCGTAAGGTTGGAAGCGTTCTGTGCGCTTGGCTTCGACCCATATTGTGGGTGTGCCGTTGATGTCGGCTTTACCGCCACCACCTAGATGGGCACCGCCCCCACTCAAGGGCATTCGTTGAATCTGGCCACTGCCCTCGAACAGCATCCAGTCTAACCACTTGGCTAGTTCGCGCTCGTAACCGTCGCCTTTTCGTTTCTGTTTACTCATCGTAACCTCCATCGTCGTCGTAGCCTGCTTCGAGAAAACTATCGGGAACACCGCTTGTGTCCTGTCTCGACTTGCAAACATCACAGAAATACTGCCACTTTGGGCGGGGGGTATCGTCCTTACACCTCATGCAGGGACGCTTCCACATTTCTGCGTGCGACTTATGAAGGGGAGAGATAGCGTATTTAGCGCCATCAAACTCGGCCAGACCTTCGCGAACAAGTATGCGTTTAAGGGTATCTGTGCAACAGTCAAATTCCTTTGCCATTGCACGGTAAGAGTAATCGTTATTCAGCATGTAGCGAAGTCTGTCCACCTTGGCTTTCGGCAGAGGACTTCGGGTTGTCATCGGTTCTCCTTTCTCTCACGACATAAAAGACACCCCCGTCAGGGGGGGTGTCTTCTGATTGTGTAATACAGTTCCTTGACAGGGGTGCTGGGCGCGTGTGTATAATCCACGCAGTGGCCCTAATAGCTAATGCCTTCAAACAGCTTTGTTCGCCGCCTAGCGGCGACAAAGATATGTCACTAGCTATATAGCTTATAGCCATCTGCTCACCTCATACACAGGCATAGACAACTTCCGACTGATGTCTTCCGCAGTCATTCCTTGTTGCTGATAGTACAGCGCTTTCTGTCTGGGCGACGCAGTGCTCACCACATATTGTGATCCGTCGAGAAGTCTCTCAGCCCACCCGATGTAATGCGTCTTGTGCATCTCGGTCTGCATCCGAACCTTGCAGAACGAAACTTGTGACACCATCTTCAGTCTTGAGTCTGGCTCCAGTAATTTTTCCAAATATCCAAACGGCGAATACTCTGCGCCATGAATGTCATGAACTGACAAGTCGGCATCAAGAAGCCCAGCTTTCGACTTGGCCTCATTCTTCTCGCGAAATACTTGGGTCACCATGATCTGCGTGTCGATGTCGGTGAGCTGCGCAGTTGACCCAGCCTCACGACCAAGCCCTGACTCCCCGGGTTTGTTGCGATGGTGAACCATCACGACTGACGATCCATACTTGGTGCGGATAGAGCGAGCGACATGATTGACCTTGAACCACTCAGACGCGGACGCCTCTTCCAAGCCGCCGAATGCGTTACGAACCGTGTCAATAACAACAATGTCTGGCTTGACCACATCTAGCCATTGACCAAGAAGGTTGAAGCCCTGCTCTGTCGCAAGGTTCATGTCACCGCCGTCCTCTGCACTAATCAGCGAAGGAGACCAGATGTTGAAGTTACCGTTGGTGTCTCCGAACATACTCATGAAACCCTTGAAGCGATGAAGGATAGTTCGCGCAGGGTTGTCGTAGTCCATGTAGAATATCTTGGCGGGCTTCTCTGTATTATATGGCCCGAAGTCTTGGCGACCCGCCGCCATGCTTGTCAACAAAGCAGTTAGGAAAAAAGACTTGCCGTGTCCGTTGTATCCCACGACCTGAGTGATGGTGCCAGAAGGGATCAATGGATCAGCCCAGTAGGTAACGTCTCCCAAGCTATCCAGCAGGCGGTCGACGTCTGACGACACGACAGGTCGCAACTTGCCAAGCGCTTTTTCCACAACAGGCTTCTTGACTATGCGATTTCCGTGCTCGTCGTAGTCACTTTTGTAGTTACGCTGATCCATCTCGATAGCGCTGCGAACTTTTTCCTTGAGCCAACGCTCCGTGTCTTGGCTTGTGTAACCAGAAGGGTCGAAGAACTCGTCGTGGTATTCGTTGATCGCTGCCCACAAGTCGGCACCAACAAGACCTTGCCGAACCTTCTGCCCACAGAAACGAACCATCAGGGCATCAGTGCCATCTCCACTCGTGAGCTTACGACCTAAGTGCGCGACACGCATCTTGGTCTGTTCCCAAATTGGGGCGCCCTCGTCTGGGTTGTGTATTTTTACATTGGCCAAGTCTAGGTTGCCGAAGCTGAACTCACCTTCAATAGGCAAGGCGGCATCAGTCGGTGCACCCTTCCAAGGGAAGTCGTCTAAGTCCATGAAATCTAGGCCTACACCTATCTCCCACTCGTACTCAGACGCAATCTCCCCATCTTTCAATTTAATACTTGGCGGCATCAAGACGTAACCACCGTCACCACGGAAGTCGAGACCGTCTATTGCAGGCCAGTCGCGCGGGTTGCTTCCGACTTTGTTGCCGAAGCGCAAACCGTTCCCGGGGTGTGCGAAGTAGTAGTGTCGCCCCCTAGTCGTGCGAACCGAAAACGGTGTCTTCAGTTCATCGTGGTTCATGGCGTACATAACAGCTTCTTCGTTGTCGCAGTCCAATACGACAACACCAGAAACTGCGCCTGTCACTAGCGCCAAATTAAAAGGGCGCACCCTTGTTCCGTCTTGGAGGGGTACGCCGTTTTCAAACCAGTCGCAGACCATCTCTTCCGTGACTGGTTTTGTCTGGTATTCGCCCCATTTTATTAGGGGCTTCTTGCTCGCAATAGATATGGGGATGATGTTCCACCCCCTGCCCACGGCCTCTAAAGCCGCGTCATATGCTCGCGTAAACCATTCATCCAGTTCTTTCTTTTGTGTGTCCATCTTCGCTCTCAAAGTAGTCGTTAAGGTTAAGGTAAGGGAAGACTTCGAGTAGCTGACCCAGTGTTGGGGAACCCATGTATCCAGTTCGCATCATTCTGTATGGTGCAGTTCTCGTCTTCCCCAATGCCTCGGCCACCTTGTGAACGCCACCACAGTCTTCTACCAATCGGGTTGCGTTAAATCGAAGTGCCAAAGTTTTCTCCTTTTGTTCAGTGAATGTCTTTGTTTGTACGGAAGATGATACACGTCTGCAACACAACTGTATCGTTTGTGTCACAAAGTTGGAGTCAATCTGGTTGTCTTAGATATGTCACTGGGCTAGTCTGGCGTAGTTAATTTAACGTAACGGAGACGCCAATGTCAGACTGGGACACACAACCTATCACGCAACCAAGCGACCCTGCTTTAGTTGCACAAGCAAAGGAATTTGCTGACCTTTCAAAGCGCAAAGAGGAGATCGACGCAAGACTCGAAGTCTTGTCCGACCAGATACTTACCGCATTCACCGAAGAAGCTGGTGAGCAAACAATCGCAGTAACAGATAATCTGCAAGTCAACGTGGTCAGAAGCGAGAGATGGACTTGGGATAGTGAGTTACTGGACGACATATTTGCCCAGAGCAACAACCTACCGCCACACGTCAAGAAGCGCATCACTGTCGACAAGAGAAAGTTTCAAGCGCTCGACGAAGACCAACGACGTGAGTTGCTGCCAGCCCTGACTCGCAAGCCCGGGCCTGCGAAAATTACTGTCAAGGAGGCAAGTAATGTTTAAGCCTATGAACACAAAAGATCACACAACTTCATACAGAAAGTGCTTGCTGTATGGACATCATGGGTGGGGTAAAACCACCCAGTTTATCCACTACCAGAAATACTATGGCCAAGGCTTTATCATTTCTGGTGAAAGTGGCCTGTCGTCTGTCCGCTCTGCGGGTATCGACTATCTGCCTTTCACTTCATGGAACGATGGAACAGACCCTGAAAAGGGCGAGTACTCGTTCGTCGATATCTTCAAGTGGATGCGGACAGACGACTTCAAGTCGAAAGATTATAAGTGGGTGGGCATCGACTCGCTCACCGAGCTGTCAAACTATTCTAAGTTGGCGGCAGAGAAGGCTTCAGAAGAAGAAGCCAAGAAGAAAGGTAAGCCTGTCAACAACTTCGAGGCATGGGCAAATCATGCGGCTCAGTTGATTGGCGCATGTAAAGCAATACGCGACATGCCAATGCACTTCCTTGTGACGGCTTTAGCCAAGGAAAATCAGGACGACAACGGCAACGTAGAATACTGGCCTATGATCGACGGGAAAGCATCAATGCAACAACTCCCCGGCATCTTCGACTGCGTATTCTGTGGTGTCCGACATACATCAGGCAACCAGAACGACGGACAAAGGGTGGTTCGGTATGTCGTCACGGAAGAAGTCCGTGGATGGAAGGGTAAGGTGCGCGATGAAAAGCGTCGACTTGCCCCAGTAGAACAGACTGGAAATATCGTTCAGCTATTCGAGAGAATGGATATGTCTGACGAAGAATACCAGTCGTGGGTAGACGCACAGCAAAAGGAGACACAATAGCATGGCGTTTTCATTCAATGACCTTAATCTCGGTTCCTACGACGTAGGTGGTGCTGGTCAAACCTTAAAGCCGGGGCGTTACGTTTGCGAAGTAAAAGACGTATCACTTCGTGACACACGCACAGGCGGCAAGCAAGTTGAAGTAACTCTTGCCGACGTAAGCTCAGGCCTGCAAATTCGACACTGGATCAATGTTCATGTCCCGTCGTCAGAGCAGGCAACACGAATTGGACGGGAGCAACTGAAGGCACTCCTCACTTTCGGCGGTCATAAAACTCCTGACAACCCGTCCGATATCGCCAGTCTCCGTGGGTTGCGCCCCGGTGTCTCCGTGGGGCAAGACTCATACGAGAAGGATGGCGAAACACGCACTGGTTCTGCCGTAAAAGGGTACTTCGACCCTGCTGAATTGGGCGACAAGTCGTCAGGTGGCAGCTCTGGCGACAAACCCAATAACGACATGGACGACAAAATCCCGTTCTAATCGTTATTGTTAGAGGGGGTTGCAAAGCCCCCTCTTTTTTTTATGTGAAGGCTACCAATGCGCGACATAACTTCGGCTATAGATACTGCCTACGAGCAAGGCAAAAAAGAAAAACCAAGACAGTACATAGGCGCATCAGGTATCGGGCAATCATGTGATGCCTCTATCGCATTCTCCTATCGTGGATACCCCGACACACCGCCAGACCCTAAGTTGGCACGAATATTTCGTGACGGTCATCGGATTGAATACGACGTAGTTCGTGACATGAAGAAGGCTGGCTTCCATGTGATGGAAAAGAACCCCATGTCTGGCAAGCAGTGGCGATACGAGGGCTACGGCGGTTTAGTGATGGGTAATGCCGACGGTCTTCTAGAGATGGATGGCGAAACAATCGGCGTTGAAATCAAATCCATGAACGACGCCAAGCACAAAGAGTTCGCCAAGAAGGGCGTCAAGTCTAGCCACTCACACTACTACGATCAGATGCAATTCATGATGGGCTTATCTGGCATCCGCCAATTTGTTCTGGTCGCATACAACAAAAACACTTCTCTCTATCACCACGAGTACATCGAGTATGACGAGTTCCGTTTCGCTTACCTGTGCACAAAGGTGGAGAGAGTATTAAAGAACGAGGCAAGGAAGGTTTCAGACGATGAGAGCGACTGGAGATGCAAGGGTTGCTTTAAGCGCGACGCTTGTTGGAACGGTGCCTTGCCCGAGGAAAGGAGTGTTCGCACTTGCGGCAACTCCTATGCAGACAATGATGGCCAGTTGCATTGCGACGTATGTGGTGGAAACACATGCTCACAATGGGAGCCATACAAACCACTACCTAAGCAGTGACGGGGAAGGCATGTCAGAAAAAAGAACGACGCTAAAAAAGCAACTCATCGACTTGGAGTATCAGGCAGAAAGCATCAAGGCACGAGTAAAAGACATCGAGTGGATGATCGAGATGGGTGAGGAAAATTCTGAGCAGAGCTTTAGCGACAGACGCAAAGCATTGGATAAATTAAAATTCATACACAGGGAAGTCGCCGAAATTAAGATGCGGCTATTAGACGAATGAAACTTGTAGGATTTTGTGGGCTAATGGGCAGCGGCAAGACTTTCGCTGCGGACTACTTAGTCGAAAAATACGGATATACTAAGGTGAAATTCGCCAAGCCTTTGAAGGATATGCTTCGGGCTATGGGCTTAACAGAGGAACATATCGAGGGCGATCTAAAGGAATTACCCTGCGACTTACTAGATGGAAGGACACCGCGATGGGCGATGCAGACTTTGGGAACGGAATGGGGTCGGGACTTAATAAGCGAAAACCTGTGGGGCAACCTTTGGGAACAAGAGGTTCGCAGTCTCCTGAGCAAAGGCAAGCGAGTAGTAGTCGACGACTGTCGCTTCGACAACGAGGCGCAGAGAATCCAGAAGATGTCGGGGTTTCTTATCAGGATGGTGGGTTCGACAGGAATCGAAGAAACAAGTAGCGACCACCCCAGCGAGAACATTCCGCAAAATCCAAATGCGACTTTGCTAAATCCAAAGGACGATCACGCGCCAATCACCATGGCTCTGGACTCCTTGATTGCAATAGACAATAAGAAGTCTGGCAGACCTTGGGTCTCTCAGGGGGGCTTTGCAGTGCAATGATTATTCAGGGCGATGGTTCATGGCAGGCGAGACTAGAGCAAGGCATATGCCCAAAGTGTGACTGCCAAACTCTGGAGCGCGTTGAAGGGGCAGATCACTGCAAGACGTGCAAGCTAACCATTCTTCGCTCGCCAGAGAAACCAGATGAAAACTCCGAGAGCGCCGACGCCGACGATCAACGCTACGCTCAGTGCGATAATCTCTAGTAACTCTTGGCGTTCCTTTTTGCGCTTCTTCTCTTCCTCTTTACGCTGACGTTTTATTTCAGCCCTGAGCCTTAATAGCTCTTGCCATGCGGAGATGCCGCGAGAGTAGATGATGATATTGCGTAGCTCTTCTTCTAAGTCTTTCGCTTTTTGTTTTGCGAGGAATGTTTCCATCGCCTCTTCTTCCACAGTGCGAAAGGGACTGTTCTTTTTCTTTGCGTGCTGCTCGTTTACCTGATCTATTGCACCCCAAAGTTGACCGACCTCCTTACCTAAAGAGCTTATGTCCTTGCCAAGTCGCACGCCAGTCTTGATGGCGGAGACTGCGGATATAGCTATGGTGATCGGTTCCATGATTTACTTCCAAGAAATCCTCTTGCTCGACTTCTTTTTCCTCGCTGCTGAATTGCATTGCGCCTTCGTCGGGCGACACGCGGGGTATCCTTTGCGCTTCTCGCCCTTCTGACGGCCACAAGGCTTGCCAGTTTTGCAGTCTATCCAGCCTTTCCCATTGTTTTGACTGAACCATTTCTTCAGGCTATTTCCGCTTGCCGCCTTTGCCTTTGGTTTTTTTGCCATAGCTCATTTCTTCTTTCCTTTACTCTTGTTTCCCCAGTTCTTTGCGCCAACCTTGCGGCATTTCACAAGTGCTCCACTGGCGTATGCGGAGGGCCAGACTTTGTATCTGGCCTTCACTTTCTTGTAACAAGCGTCACGCTTTGCGGCTGGTTTTTTTGCTGGTTTCTTTGCCATACTTCATTTCGCCTGTTATGCAGGGGCATGGCTGGACTAGCATTCTGTCCTTGAGGCCGCCCTTTGCGTACCTAGTAGGCCGCTCCGCTTTGCTTGCATTCCCTACTGTTCGGGTTCCAGTCACTACCTTCATCACTTGTCCCATACGTCGTTGAGTTCAAAGTGTGGCGCGTCGATAAAAGGTCTGCGACCTTGCGAACGCCTAAGATCAATATACTCCATCATGGCGTTCTCCATCGTCCCCGGGTACTCGCAAATACTTGGGATGTGCCAAGCCGCTCCCCAGCGCAGGCCTTTTACGCCCAAGTCGTCGGCGGACTTTTTGAACGCATCAGCCACGTCGTCGTAGACATTGCTTTCCCAGCAAACCTCGCCAGCAACATAGCAGACGACGTCGACCGCTAGGCCTTCGATGTGCTTTGACTTCATGGTCTGCGACTTGCCAGCGGCTACGAGCTTCTTCTGGGTTTCGATGTCGCGCAGCCCGCATGTTACTCCGAAGTCGATAGGCGTCAGCTCGATGGCTTTTTTTGTGATTTCGACGAGGCGCTCATCCACTCCCATCAGTCGGTCGAGTGATCGTTGCGATAACTTAAAGGCCATTACTCTGTTCCTTCTATGTCGAACCTTAGGTTCTGGTGGTCTGGGTATTGCACCACGACTGGCCCTTCAGGGCAGCCATAGTGGATGTAAGCGATAAGGGTTGCCTCCCCTTCGCTCACATTTTCTGGTTCATTGAATGTGAAGGTGTATGCAAACGTGTCGACTTTATGATTGGCTGGGCCCATGAATGTCGTGATCGAGGGCGTGGTTTGGTGAACCAGCAACTCACTGTCACGGACATCAAGTATGAAATTCTCAACAGTGCAGTCGTCGCGCAGCTTTTCTCGTGCGACTACAACCTTAAAAGTCCCATTCACTGGGCCATCGGTAATGCTGAAGTGTTCTGGAGCCCATTCAAGTATTGGTTGCTGCAACCACCCGAACTTGTCTGCTGCTTGGTAACCGCCAGCAGCAAGACCCACCGCTGCCGTAGCTATACCGATGTAAGTCTTGATGCCTTCGATCTCCATTACTTAGCCTTGCGTTTTTCCATGACACCCTCGAAGGCTCCTCCACCAAAGTAGAAGGCAACAATCGCGAACATAATTTCGCCGATATAGAAGTCGCCCATCACCGCTTTGACGCCCTCGATGTCACCCTGACCGTAGAGCGTCATGCTCATCACAATCACGAAGACGGTGAGGTATGTGAGGCCAAACATCAAAGCAAGGTAGCGTTGCGCTACCTTGAATGGGGCGTAACTTGCGAGCAAGTCTGTCTTCGCCTTTGTCTTTGCTGCTATCTCTTCTTCCGTCGACGTATGAAATGAGTCAATCAGGTCGATGCCTTTGCCAATGACCTTCTCTGACCCGAGTATTTTACCTAGAACTGCAAACATATTGCTTCTCCTTACTTCTTCGTTTCACTTCCCATCCAGATCGCGAACGCGCCTGTCATGGCCCCCATGACGGTGGCGCTGAATCCGGCTTGAACGGCAGTCGGGCTCTGCAACTGCATGAACCATTCTGCTACCCGCCACGACATGATCGAGAACATGATCGTCATTAGTCGTGGCAGGAACCTATGTCGCATAAACCAGTCACTCATCGACTAAATACTCCAGAACCAGAGAATGGGTTGTTCCCTCCTCCACTATTGCCGCCACTGTTTGGCTCGCCAGCCAAGTCTGCGGCTGCCTCACGGAATGAGTTGACACCTCCAGCCACCGGGACACGACTTGCTATCTGACGTAATGCTTGTCTGCGTGTTGCTGTCTTCTCACCGTCACCAATGATGAAGTCCGCGCCGCCAGCGGAGACATCGAATCCTGCCTCTAGCGCACTGACAGACGGGCCGAAGATACCAGACATTGCGCGGACAAAGCCGTACTTGCCGTTATCTAGCTGTGCTGACGTGTTGTATAGAAGTTCTGCGAACAGACCCAAACCACCCATAGCCATAAGGCCTTCTAGATACCAGCCAAGGCGTTCGTCGTAGTCGCCGCCTTCTTCGATTGGTATTAGGTTTGATGCAACTCTCTCACGGAATTCTCGGCTTTCTCCATCCTCGCCGCCGCGTGACTGCACTAAGTCCTTCAAGCCGATTGAGAACATGCCCAAACCGACCCCAGCCGTGGCCATATAGACCAGTGGCTTGACGTTGCCCTTACCAGCTTCGCGCAGAATGTCGGCGCTCAGACGTGACATCATCAACGGGAACGACTTTAGCTGGAACATGAGGCCGCCCCATGGGGTCTGCGCCCACATTGGGATATCGTTCGGGTTCGGTGTGAAGATCGACTCGTTAGTAAAACGAAGTATTGCCGCCTTCAGTTGGTCTTGAATTTCTAGATTGTTTGGCGGGATTGTGTCTAGAGAGAACGCGCCCTTAGCCAAGAAGTCGTAATCTGCTCCTTCACCAGTCAATCCATAACGCTCCAAGAAGCGGATAGCAGTCTTATAGGCATTGCTATTAACATTACCCTTTTGCTTCATACTTACCGCACGAGCCAGTTCAGACTTGAAGGCTTCATACCCAACCATGGCTGCAATCTCGCGGTTGAAGTTCGTCCATGGTGTAAGCAGGGTGAAGTTGAAGAACGCGTTGGAGAACTTTTGAGACCCTTCACCACCCATTTGCACCATGCGGTCATGGAGGAGGTTCTCAATTCCCACGCCGATGTTCTTCGCAGCTTGGCGATAGCTCGGGTCGGTAGAGTAGTTCTTCCATGCACGAGCAAACGCCGCCATGTTACCGCTGCGGATAAGTGGCAGAGCTAAGTCTGGAATAGACGTTAGTGTTGTGAAGCCCAGAAGCGATACAGAGTTAAACGCTTTCAAGTTGCGAGTGAACTTGTGTTTAGTTTCCGTACCAGAAGACCCGTCAATCGGGCGTTTGTTCAACACATTGGTAATGTTGTCGATGTGCTGAATGGTTTTTGAGTTTGCACCGCCGCCGGGGAAGTCCGCAAAGGCGTTTACGATTGCGTCGACACGAGCCAAGAACTGCTTATTCTCGCGGTTATGAGGCTCCATAGCGTTGATGAGAATCATCTTAGCTTTGGATTTCCCAGACGCACCATCCTGAGCATGGCGAGCCACGTCGCTCACGATGGCTTCGACATCTTTAGTCGTGCCAGATAGTCGCGGTATTGCGAGCTGCTCAACAGTGGCAATGCCTTGAAGCGTGTTGTTCACGATGTCCATCTTTTTGTCAGACATCAGAATTTTCACAGCAGCGGGTCGGCCCTCGCGAATCACAGACTTGTAAGCTGCCAGACCGTGGCCGCCAATGCCTAGCTTTTCAGTAAGTGCGCGCTTACGAACAGTACGGTCAAAATATTTCGCCAAGATGCCATTCAAGTCGTTGACCAAGAACTCGTCCATCTCTTTGATGTCGCCGGGCTTTAGTCGCAGCATACGACGCTGGAATGGCGAGCTAACAGAAGTACGCAAGACGTCGACTGTGTCAAGGACACCATCAGTGTCAGTCATCCGGTTGAACAACGTGTTAACCACACCTTCGATTTCTTTATTTGAACGCGCTTGGCCCTCAAAGTTCGGGTCGCGTTGCTCATTCATTAGGTAGCGGAACAGAGCTCGCTTGAACTTATTGGGGTTAGAGAGAATTGCCTCCTTGTCCCAGACCTGTGGCACATAGTAGTCAAGGCCGTAGTTGCGAGTATCGCCAACTGCGATACCCATTTCGCGCATTTTGTTAAGCTCAGCCTCAAAGGCCTTAGCTATCTTCAGGGCAATGCGACGCTCCTCGACATTCAGAGCTTGAACCGCCGAGCGACCCTCTCGTAGTGCTGAGATAATACGCTTGTGGGATGCGGGCTGTCTGATCTCACGAAGCAGGAGCCCCTCATTTCGACGCGCCCAACGGTTAAAGCCGCTGGTGTTGTCAGGCAATTTGAGCAAGTCGCTAAATATAGGCTGCAAGATGTTGTTGAGCTCTACGTCGTGCTTCTCAAAAATGCCAAAGCCCTTGCGTGGTTTGAGGATATCCCCCATCCAGTTTGCGCCAAGTGACCGGAAGAAGTTTGAGTTCTCAGTGAAGTAGTTTTTAACCGTAGAGAACACTCCAACTCGGTCAACATCCACCTCATTAAGGTTATCCTTACGCATGATTTTGCGAAGAGGCTTGGAGATGGTGTCAGGCATACCAAGCCTTTGAGCCTCAGCAATTACTCCGACGCCCATGCCGCGAGGAAGCTCGCCGTTGCTGAACGCCATCTCTTCTGCGACTTGCGCCACAGGCATTGGTTGGTCAGAGTTAACGTATGCCTGAATGTGACCTTTTGCAGAAGACTCAGTAAAGCCATCCTTGACGTGGCGAACTGCCCCTTCATGGAGAACCATGAATCCGTCATCTATTTCTAATGAGTCAAATCCCTCTTCGCTCAAGAACAAATTCAGGTTTTCACGCGCTTCTGACGCGCTCTCTGCTGAACCTCGCTTGTGCAAAATGCCCACATCTTCGTCGGTGAGTATTTTGTAGAGGTCTAGTCCTGTGAACTCATCCGTGAGAACGCCACGAAGGTATTGGATACCCTCTGGTCGGATCATTCCATTTGCGCCCATTCTATCAATGAGGTACGCAACATTATTGCGCTGATTGCCCACTATTGAGTAACGAGCGTTCTTGCTGAAGTCGAATGTATTACGCATGTCTGCGAATACAGGCATCACCTTGTTGTTGTAATAGCCAAATATCGGAGTGATATTCTCTAGTATCCGCCACTGACGGTCTTCCATGCGGAGCAAGTCTTGGACGACACGACGCTGAGCTGGGCCCGCCGCATTGCTTAGTCGAGACAGACGCTCGCGGATCGAGATCAGCATGTTGATCGCATCGTTTGCGCCAATTTTTGCTTGCCCGCTTACTCCAGTCTCATCGAGGAATGACAAAAGCTCTTTCTTGTACTCGGCTGGGTCGTAGCTCTTGTTTAGGTGCTCGGCTTTTTTCAGGTAAATACCTGTGCCGTAGTCGCCCTCTTCGACATGAACAGTTCCGTCGACA